GTCTACTTTACGTCTTTGATCCAATGTATATAGCTCTGCCATTGAACCTAAGAAATCTTTTTCGAATGGTTGCTCAATGTAATGTAGCATGTTACGGTAACTATCTTCTAATAGATAGCCCGGGCTTTCATTGATCCTAGCTTCCAAAGTGCTCTTAACTGATTGTAACACAGAGTCTGGCAAATGTCTAATGTTTAGGTATTCTGGCTCTAATAGTGCACCAATCACAAATGCATTATTATGGAATCCCTGTGCTTTTAGGAGATCCACACAACCAAATATGCTTTGGTAGTTTAATAGGAAGTGTAGCATATTAAACGTAATTTTATGATCAAGTGAGTTTATGTGTTTTAAATTGTCTTGGAAATCTTGCCAACGACCACCGTGTCTAACGTACTCAAACTCATCTTCCGTAGTTTCTACACTCACTGTCCAGTGTACATTACGAAACTCACATATACGCTCAAATACTCGGGTATCTACTTTACTTAGATTTGTGTTGATACGTAAGTTTACATCAGGATCTAACAGGTCTAGCAACTCTAAGTTTTCCCGCATCAGCAGAGGCTCGCCGCCAGCTAGATAAACATGCTCAAGTTGGGTGGCATGGTCAAATATATACTGTTTAAAATTGGCACGTTGTTCTTGTGTCGGTGTTTGTTGTTTGATATCCAATTCATCTGCCCAACGGCTGCTAAACTCTGGATTACAATATACACAAGCAAAGTTACACAAGTTGGTCCAACGTACATCAATGGTTTTTAAATCAAAGTTTCCAGCACGATATGTATCCAAGCTGACATTTTTTAATTCTCGTATGTAAAACTTACGATCGCTGATAATATCAAATCCTTTTTTACCATGCTCTAAATCATAGCATGTGCGGCACGAAGGTACCGCAACATCTGATACAATTTTATTTTGTATCAGTACATTGGTGTTGCCATGTACTACTTGTTCTATTGGAGTGTCTTTGATATTGCCAATAGTACCAGCACTACGAATACAATTTTTGACTGTACCATCAAATCCGTTGTACATGAGGCCAGTCCAAGGTATAGGACAAAAATATGGATTAGTTAATACGTCCTTGGGTGTCATGTCAATGAGATGTCCGGTATAATAAATCCGTTAGCTTCTGCTGTAGAAAAAAGTTTAACTAGTGTACGTGCCCATTCTGCTGGATTGATTACTTTACCTGGACGCACCAAAGTTATATTTGGACCGGCGGCATTCATATAACGCAATTGATGTACTGCTTGTTCTAGTGCAACCTTTTGCAATCGATATTGATCCATGCCTTCTATAACACTAACTGGTTGCTGTGCCATCATTGTGCTAATAACAATAATATGCTTTTGCGTATTATTCCAGCGACGATACACTTCAAACAACAATTCAGTTTGTGCAAAACCTGCTTGTGCATTGTTAATAAACACATCGCACGGCTCAATCAAGCTGGCAATCTTGGGAGTGTTGCGTATGTTGTTACCTTCGCGAGTGCTCAAACCAACAATCTCGTTGCCATAGTATGCTTCGGCCAGAGCTTGACCAATGCCTGCTGTGTGTCCTGTGATTGCTATTTTCATTCGATACCCCGTAATTGTTTTTGTTGTTGTATATATGCTTGTACTTGTTCTTGATTCTTATTATTGACATCTAATTCTTTGGGCTCTTTTAAATAAGCATAGCCATGATCGATTCCGTGTTCCTCGGCAAACTTTTTTATATTGGGCAAATCGTGCAAGTTCAACACACTAACTGTGGTCCACAAGTTTAGTTTCACAGGCATGGTTTTATATCGCATTAAGTTTTGATAAAATGTCGCCCACTTGATAGGCCAACGCACATATTCAAACACTGAACCGATACCATCACAACTCGCTGTGACCGTGACTTCTATGCCACGGCCGGCAATCTCTGTTAGCTCTTCTAACACCACGTTACAATTGGTATTAAGTCTCAGTGTACGCAAGTTCGAAGGCAAGTTGGCCAATAGTCTTCGATAGTTTTTGCTATAACTGGGTTCGCCGCCGTTGATATCCAAATGCACAATACGATCTTGTGGCAAATCCCAAAAACGATTACTGTTATCTATTATAGTAAAAGTGCCACTGGTCAACGCACCTATCCTGGTGCTACATTCAGGACTGCAAGTCAGACAAGCGGCATTGCACACATTGTCTAATACTCCGCCTACTTGTAAATAATCCCTCTGCGTTTCTAGGGCATCCACAGCAATGGCGTGTATTCTTATACTGCTAGGCGACTCTTGCTCGACTTCTTGACAACGTCGACATTCTACCGGCCACTCACCTTGTTCAAACTGTTCACGTATTTTACGCAACCAGCGACTGTTATTCATTTCTTCAAGGCTATCAAACTGTGCAGGATTGACCATGTGACCACAGCGGCTTACTGTGCCATTGGGGTTAAAGCGAACAAAGTGATCTAGTCTAGGACATTGCATATTTGAATGCTCCGATCAATAACTTCATCGTACAAAGCATGATGATTGTCTTGAACGAATCTAACGATTTGTTTGAGTGGAACTGTTTGTCCCATAAAATCTTCGTAAAGTATTTTATCTAATTGTAGATAATATTTTAATTTTTGATTGGTGCCGAAATAGTCTATCAGCGTTCGATCTCGTGCCAGCACATTCCATGTGTGTTCTGTGGCCGTGTGTAATTCTTCTATGGGTCTAAAGTACATCCAAGCATCGGTAAACTTTTGCAGATTGACGATCCAATGGAACTGCAAACTAAAATGACTGTTTAAAAACAAATACTGGTCGATCATGGTCAGTGCAGTTGCACGATCAAGGTGTGGATTTTGTCTTAGGTATGTTTGCACTCCGCTGACATAGCGTTCAAAAGGTTCACGTAAAAATATTTCAACTGTACGCAACTCCCGCATTTCAAAGTAATTGAGTTTTCTAGGGTTGGCAGCAAGTAAACTACTGCTACCATTTTTAAAAATAGGATAGACATAGCGATCGATCCCTACTTCAAGGATCTCGCATTGGTCTGGAAAGAGTATGGGGTCTAGATAAGACAGCATAGGAAATGTGGGGGACCGTCTCCCCCACTGACACAAGCAATATTACTGTTTCTGACGGTTACGAATCATTGCCAAAATGTCTTCAGCACGTTGGCTGGATGGTTTGGCTTCTGCAGCCGGAGTTGCTATCGGTGCAGTTGGAGCAGGTACATCATCTTCTTCCGCTGGTTCTGCCGCCACAGCTGGTGCTGGTGCACTTTCTGCGGCTGGTGCAACGTTAGGAACATCCAAGCCATATGGCTTGTAGTAAGCACCCCAACGATCTGCGTCGTATGGTTGGCCATCTACTGATGCTTCAAACATTTCTTTGAGAACCTTGAGCTCTACTTCGCTGGGTTTCTTAGGCAAGAAGTCTGACAAGTTGAACAGGCCATGCTCATCAATTGCGGCTTGTTCTTCTGCTGTCAATGCTGACTCTTTGCGGCTCCACTTAGAAGTTGAGTAGTCTGCGTAGCCACCTTTGCTTGTTTTAACGATTTGGAAATCCAAACCACGTTGCAAGTCTGTTGGCAATTCTTCCATTTCTGGATCCATCAATGCAGCCTTGATGATGTTAAAAATCTGTGGGCTGATTGTAAAGCGACGGATTGGGTTGGCTGGAACCTTGTCGTCACTCAGTGCGTTTTCACGTACAAAGCCTTGGAACACATAAGATTTTTTCTTCCAGTACTTGCGACCCATTTCCTCTAGGCTAGGATCTTTGAACCACGGACGAACTTCTGCCAAGATTGGGCAAGCTTCGCCGTACATTTCCATACATGGAACTTGTACAACCACAGGCTTACTATCTGCTTGACCTTTGACACCAGCAAATGGTAGTCGGATCATTGCACGTTCAGCCCAAAAGAAGCTGTTCTTGGTATTGCCGTCTGGGAGGAATCTAATGCGTGTTGTGGAACCTTCTGCGATGTTCCAGTGTGGATAGATAGCGTTGTCGCCACCTGATTGTCTGTTACCGCCTTTGTTGCCTTCTGATGCTTGGAGCTTTGCTCTGATTTCTGCTAATGTTGTAGCCATGATAATTTCCTTTTATAAAATGTGCCATAATATTTTTACTGCTTTGCCATGTTGCACATACCGTAGTATATGCTAATATATTTAGTCCTGTCAAATGTTTTTTAAGACTTTTTTACAGTTTGGATATATTTGTTGTAGAGCTCGCAATTTTTGGATGCCAATTGATACAATGCGTCCATATGTTGTTGCCTACTAGGACTAGTATACAACACTTGTAGGCTATGCGTCAACCTTTTTATTCGATCATATGGATGTTGGGCTTGATCATATGATTCATCAATTATGGAATCAAATGTTTGAAATCCCATATCCTGTAGCCTGGCCAAACTGCCTTGACCGCTGACTAGCACAAACGGTTTTCCGGTTGCCAAACAGTTGGCAGTCTTTTCAGTAAACCAAAAATCACTGATGCTGTCTGTTTCACTTATGACTTCAATTTGATATTGATTCCATACATTGTTGTAGTTGCGACATGCATCATACCAATCAATCATGCCCATAAAATGCGTACTGTCTAAATCTCGATCAAATGTTTTTTGTTCAAGCCATGCCAGTTCTTTATCATATTGACTGTTAAAGTGTTTCAGCGAGTCTTGTATAAATGAAACCTTGGGTTGAAATGTTATGTAAGTATCGTTGGGAAAGGCTTGGTCCAATTCATAGGCCAAACGAAATCTATTTAAATTGTATCTTCCAAGCAAACTGCCCACAAACTTTGCGTTACCAACGTTGCGATCAAACTCTGCGGGTAAGTATTGTTTAACACTGACAAAAATACCCAAGCTCAAACAATTGGTTTTAAAATTGATGTTGGGATCGGGATTGTGTGTTTCTATTGTTACGTTATGGTATGGTATTTGGACTGTGTCGCATAAAAATTTTATGTAGTGATCAAATCCGCTAAAATCAAAATTTTCTCCATCCCACAATCTAATTAGGATCTGTTGTCCTGTATACTGTTTTCCTAAAATATCCAACAGTATGTCTTTTCTAGTTATAGAATAATCCTTGTGTACAAAAAATTGTCCAAGTATTACAATATCTGTATCGGTTATGGTAACTGCTTGTTCCATCATATCTGGCTCAACAAGTAGTTGGCCCAAAGCTCGTGACCATACTCTGTGGGATGACGACTATCTTCTTTATAAGTGTATTTGCAAGCGTCTAAAATATCAACTCTGTTTAATGCTTGATCAATTACTGCAACGGTATCTGGATAGGTGTAATTGTAATTTAGTTGTTTGATGTGCTCGCTGACTACAATATGAGTGTTGTTTTGTATGTGAGAATTGGTCATAACTTCTAACCAATTTTGATTGCACATGGTCAATTTTGTTGGCCGGCTGTCAGTAAAGTTATGTGCTATAACAAATTTTATACTGGGGTATTTTTTTTCTAGTTGCTCAATGTCGTTGTAAGTGCGATCCAACATTGCGGCCAAATTGTTTTGTAACGTAGGTAATTGTGGGTTTAACCAACTTATTTCTTCATGACGCCCAGACTCTGTCAAAGTAATAACGCACACAGTATCTTTGCCATGCACATGTCTTGACAACAGTTGTGCCAACCAGGCGCACATCATATGGTTACTAATGCCTGGCAAGGCCAAATTGATCCAATCTGCCCCAATTTCTTCTGCTATTAACCCGCCATACACATGGCATAATCTATGTTCTGGGTCATCGCGGCCATCACGTACTTGTGTTTGGCCTAGGCTATCTCCGTATGTCCAACTATCGCCTACAGTTATAAGTAGTTGTTCGCTGTCAACACAACGATAATGATACGGATTATTGACCTGGGACCATTTGGGAATATCAACTATAGTATTAAACATAGCTGGTTAAATCTAATTCATACAATCTTTTCCACTGATCGTATGCATACTTCCTAAAATGATTTTTGTTGTATTGACAACGACCAAAATATTTTTGTTGATATTCTTGTGCAGGATTACCAACAGCATTTATAGCGGCAATAGCCACTTGAGCATATTGATACTGTCTACGTGGGTCGCCGGTAGTTTCATCAATAGTGGTATAGTTAAATACATCATCAAACACATCAAATCCCTGTTGCTTAAGGTGTTTACGTAAAGGTGCTTGTCCGTAGACAAAAAATGGTCGCATGCCAAGTATGGGCTTGAATGTTTTTTCACTGGCAAAAAAATTCTTGGGATAATAGTTGTTGAATTCTGTTTCAGTAACCAAACATAACAAACTATTTTGCCAAATATTCATATCG